ATGCCCTCAACATTTTAGAAGAATCTCTTAAGGCATTCCCGATGAGATTCAAAAACGAAGAAACTGAAGTTATCAGTGAAGAAATAGAAAACAGTGTTAATCCATTATTAAAATTTAACATTGCTAAAAACCTTCATCGAGATTTAGCATCTTCAGATTGGATTAATCCAATTAAAGAATTAAGATCTTATATAGTAGGTGCTTATAACGATACTAAATGGTCTTTTAGAATAGCTGAAGCTGTATCACGTACACAAACTCAAAAAGGTAAAATGTTTGAAGGTTTAGTAAATGATCTAGAAAGTTTATTAACAGAATCTTCTGATTCTATTAAATCTAAATTTTCTGCAGTTGCTGCGAAGAATCCATGGTCATTAGATTGTAAAAGTATTTTAAATGAAATGAAAGCAGAAGATGATAAAGCTACTGCAAATGGTGGTGGTACAATTTCTACTATCCTTTCACCAGTTTTAGAATCAGAAAACGGATTAACATTCCACTTACATGGAAAGAATTATAACTTTAATGGAAAAACGATTACTGAAACTGAAGTTAAAGATTCAAGATTCTTCGATGTATTAGAAGGTTTAGGAATGTTTAAAAATATGGATGGAACTTTAGTTACTTTCGGTGAAGGTAATGATAGAACATTAGAATATAACTTAGCTGAAGGAACAATTAAATTAGGAAAGACTGATTTATCAAATGCTAGTATAATTGAATTAAAAGAATCTTTAATGGCTCTTAACTTTTTCGGTTATAGAAATCAGTGGAAAATAGATAATGTATGTAAATTCTTTGAATCTGCTGATCTTCTTGCTGAAATGGATAACTTTACAAATATTACATCAACTGAATTTGAAAATTTATTTTTAACCATGATTGCTGTACAAGAAGGAGTCTATGTAAATAAAGTTAATTCTGCAATGCATCTAAACGAAATGGTATTAGTATCATCTGCAACTGAAACGGTTAAGTTGGTTAAAGAATTTATTAACTATGATGCTTCACCAATTCTTTCTGAAGAATTAATTGCTGAAAATGATGAGGCTGCTAAGATTGAAAAATCAAGAGCTGATATTTCAGATAAGATTACCTTTTTAGAAGAAAAGAAATCTAAAGTAAAAGATGCTATTAGTAAGCTTGGTGAAACTGAAGAACTTACTGAGGCTATGAATTTATTAGAAGAAGAAATTTCTAAATTTGAAAAATCTTTACAGGAAACTTATAGTAAATCAATAACAGAAAAAAAAAGTCGTAAAGAGTATTTAGACGACGGTTTTGTAGAAGCTGAGGTTAACAAGAACGGAAATGGTCTTAAAAAAGGTCAAGAAGTTATGGTAAGTGCTGAAGATTATACTTCATTAGGTGATAATGATTCATTAGAATGTATTGATCCTAAATCTGGAAAAACTACAATCTGCCCTAAGAGTCAATTAAGTGTTAAGATTTAATTAATCCAAATAAACTGAAGAGCCGGTAGTAAAATAAACTATCGGCTTTTTTTGTATATAATAATAAACAAAACGTTTACAAAATGGCAAGAAAAAGAAATTACCTAAATAATAGAGATCTTCTTGAAGAAATAGTTAAATCTAAAGAATTAGATGAGCTGACGCCAAAGGCATTAGAATTCTTAATGCTATTGGCGGATAAATGTTCTAGAAAATTATCATATGCAAACCCTGATGATAGACAAGATTGTATAGCATCTGCTTATATGGATTTGTTTAAATATTGGAGAAATTTTAACCCAGAAAAATCTACTAACGCATTTGCTTATTTTACTGAAATATGTAAAAGAGGATTTGCAAAAGGTTGGAATAAACTACATCCTAGAAAATATGCAGGGACTGTTTCAATTAACGGTAGCGCTGATAGCGATGGTATTTATACAATATAATTTTAAATGAGCATTAAAAAGGTAAAACCTACTTCTAAGTCTGGATTTAAGCAAGGGTATTATAATCCTATTAATCCACGAAAGTATATTGGGGAGCATCCAATTATATATAGAAGTAGTTGGGAAAGAAAGTTTTGCCACTGGTGTGATCATAATGAAGAAGTAATAAAATGGGCATCTGAACCTTTCTCTGTAAAATACTTTAATATGCTAGACAAAAAGTTCCATAACTATTATCCAGACTTTTATATGAAAATGGATAAAGGTGGAATAATGGAAGAATTTGTTGTAGAGATAAAACCAAAGGCTCAATTACAAAAACCGAAAGCACCTAAAAGAAAAACCGCAAAGGCATTAAAAAACTTTCAGCATGGATATGAAACATATGTTAGAAACCTTTGTAAAACTGAAGCATTAAATAAAATGGCTAAACTAAGAAATTTTAAAGTAATGCTTTTAACAGAAGACTCTAAATTATTCTAATGGCATTAGTAGGATCCTTCCAAGAAGACTTAGATATTTACCTTGCAGATTATAAAGGTAGAACCGGCGCATCTAAACAATCAGATAAAGACCTTAAGACTATTGGTAGTATAGCAAAAGGAACATTGGATAACGGTAAAATGTATTCCTTTGAATATTTTACACCAGATGAAACTTTTTATGATACTTACCCTTTAGTATTAGGTTTAGGTAAAAGTGATAATAATCATCAACTAGGTTTAAATCTACATTACATTCCTTATGATGCTAGATTACCTTTTTTATCTGAAGTATTCAGATCATTTAAAAATGTAATATCTACCTCAATAAATAAAGCACCAGGTGATCCTGCTAATCAAGCGAGATTAGAACAATTTACTTATGATAATTTAAAAAAATCATTAGGTAGAAAATATAATATTACTTATGCTATTAGGCAATATAGATTAGACAGAATAAGAAAACCGAGAATGTTAGGATATGAAGATTGGTACATTGGCGCCGTCAATAATCAGAATCATTTTTTTGGCGGAAATATTAATGAGGCACAAGCATTATATTACAAGAATATATAAACAATAAAAGATAAAACAATATGGCAGGTTTTACTGATAGAAGAGGACCCTTAAGTACAGGTAATCCAGTAAGAAAGATTTTAAAGGATCTTTCTAATTTAGGCATGGCTTACGATGATATGATTATTCGTAATTCACGAGCTGTTGGGTTTACTGAAAATCAGATGGGTTACACGTTTAATCCAATGGGTTCAGATAGCGATGATATGTATAGCGCATTTGCTGCATTATCATTGACTGATACTACAATGAAGAAAAATATTTCTATCTTTGATAAGGACTATGAAAGAAAGAGAGATCAACTTAGAGAGTATGCAGTACAAGATGAGATAGAAGATATCTTAGATGTTATTACAGATGAGGCTATTGTATTTGATGAATCTAACTTTATGGCATATGCCCATTTTCATGGTCATATTGCAAGTTCCATTGAAGATGAGATTGGTGATGTATATAATAACCTTTATAATTACTTTGGATTTAATGATTCAGTTCAGCCATGGAATTACTTTAGAAAATGGTTAGTTGATGGATTCCTTGCCTTTGAGATAGTGTATAATGATAAACAGACAGAGATTATAGGATTTAAAGAATTAGACCCTATATCATTAATGCCTGGTATTGATACTGACACTGGAAAGAAACAGTGGGTACAATATAAAGGACAGGGTGCTAAAGAGAGAAAGTTATGGGATTCACAGATTATATACCTTTCTTATTCTCAAGTTAATTCTCCAATGAGAATATCCTATGTTGAAAGATTAATAAGATCTTTTAACCTTTTAAGAATTATGGAAACAACTAGAATTATCTGGGCTGTTTCTAATGCTTCATTTAAAACTCAATTTATTATACCCGTTGGTGGTAAATCTAAAACTAGAGCAAAACAATCACTTGCACAGTTAATGAATTCTTATAGAGAGGTTGTTGATTTTAACCAAGAAAGCGGTGAAATTGTAACTAACGGAAAACCAATGATGCCATTTAATAAAGAATACTGGTTACCATCAAAAGATGGAGAGGCGCCAGAGATTAGTACAATTGGTGGCGATGGACCTGATTTAGGTGATACCGAATCTTTAAAGTATTTTGCTGATAGGTTAAAAATGGCTTCTAAAATTCCTTTCTCAAGATTTGATAAGGAAGGCGGTAATACTTATGATATGGATGCCAGCGGAATGCTAAGGGATGAAATTAAATTTTCAAAGTTTGTTGATCGTTTAAGATCTATATTTCAGGAAATATTAGTTAAACCTATGTATCTTCAAATGTGCCTTAACCATCCTGAATTGAAAAATGACGTTGCATTTAAATCAGGATTAGGACTTAATTTTGTTAAAGATAATGTCTTTGAAGAAATGAAAGAGATGGAATTACAAACAAAACGAGTTGATTTTATTGGTAACTTAAAAACTCAGTTAAGTACGATGACAGCAGAAATGGAGGAAATTCCATACTTCGATTTAGGATTCTTGGTTAAGAGGTACGGTGGCTTTACTCGTGAGGATCTGAAGGCTAATGCCAGAGCAAAAGAAAGAGCTGATTTAGAGAAGGAAAATTACTCTGAAGCCGATATTGAAAAGATCCTTTTAGGTGCTGATAAAGCAGATTTTAAACCAGAGAAGAAAGAAGGTGCAGCTGATGAGGATCCATTAGCAGACCTCTAATAAAAACTTTACAGAGATTGTAATATATAAATCAAATAACTACTAGAAAATGTCAGGAAAAAAATTATTAATTCTTGAAAGACAAAAATCAAATTTAGATATAACCACTGGTGAAGACGGTTCGGTTGTATTAGAAGGTGTATTTACCGAGTTTGATGTCAAGAACAAGAATAACCGAATTTATGAGGAAAAAGAAGTAATGCCTCACATTAACGAATTGCAAGAGAAGGTTAAGACTAATAAGCTTTTAGGTGAATTAGACCACCCTAAAGATTTTGATGTTAGTTTAGCTAATGTCTCTCATGTTGTAGAATCATTGGATTATGATAAAGCTAAAAAGCAAGTTATTGGTAAAATAAGATTACTAAATACTTCTAAAGGTAAAGAAGCACAAGCTCTTATCAAAGATGGTATCCCTTTACATATTTCAAGTAGAGCTGCTGGTACAGTAGATGAAAATGGTAAAGTTAAAATTAAAAAGTTTTTTACTTATGATTTAGTTGCAGATCCTGGTTTTGAGAATGCTGAACTATCAAGAGTAAATGAATCTTTTGGCCTAAGTAATGAAGATGGTATATTAATTTACGAAATGGAAGAAACTGAAAATAATAACAACAATAAAAAAGATCTAACAATGGAAAATAAAAACTATGTATCCGTCGAAGATTTTCAAAAGTATACTGAATATGTATCTGGAGTTCTAAGTAATGTTAAGGAATCTACTAATTCTAACAATGATGAGGTAATGGAAAAACTTATTAAGTACACCGAGCATATTGCAGAGAAGGTAAATCAGGTTACTGATTATGCTGAATACTTATCAGAAAACTTAGACAAAAATATTTCTTACTCTGACTACTTAGCAGAGAATGTAAATTCAATTAAAGATTATGCTAGTTATTTAGCTGAAGAGCTTGATGGTAGTATTCAATATTCTGAGCATGTTGCTGAAATGGCTGACAAAGGAATTCAATATTCTAACTATGTTGCTGAAAATGTAGAGAAGAGTATTGATTATGCAGAGTATGTAGCAGAAAAAGTTGATCAGAATATTGCTTATTCTGAGTATCTTGGCGAAAATGTAGATAAGAGTATTAAATATTCTGAATACATTGCAGAAAATGTAAACATCCCTAATGCTGCTTCAATAAATGAAGGTTATGCTAATGAAGGTGCTATGCCAACTATGGAAGAAGTTTCAAAATGCATGGACGAAGGCATGACTTATGAACAGGTATGTGAAAAGTATCCAGATGCTGATAAAGGCAAACTAAAAGAAATGTGTGAATCATGTGGTAAAACTCATGAGACTGTAGATTATAAAAATTCTATTGAAGAAAAATTAGAAAAGTTAATTGCAGCTGCTGAAGTTAAGAATGTATCTGAAATGCACTTTATGAATTTCTTAGGAGAATCTAAAAAGAATGAATTTAATTCTTTATCTACAGAGAAGCAAGCTATGATTGTAGAATCAATGAATTCTAAACCAATTATGTCAACTATACAAGCTGAAAATATTTGGGAATCTAATTTTATTGAAAAGAAAAGAGAATTAGATGTTGTTTCTGATATGCCAGAAAAATTCAAAGAAAAATGGAATAACCTTTCTGAGGCAAGAAAAAGCCAAATAGTTTCTGAATCAAGGTTTCACCCAGTTAGCAATCAATATGGAATTAATAATTTCTGGGCAACAAGAGACCTAAGGGATACTCAAATTGTTACAGAATCTATTAATGAAAGTAAAACTGCGGCTGAAGCTGCAAATACAGAAGAGCCATTAATAAATGAATCATTTAGAAATGACTTAGTAAACAAAATGAAATTCAGATTAGGTAGATAATCTAATCTAAAAGATATTAATCGAATGGTTAAGAAGAAAAGAACCTAGGCGATTAAATAACCGGAATTGAAAAATTCCAAAAATGCGAAAAATAAATTTTTAAAATGTACGCAAATCAATTAATCAACGAGGCTGAGGTTCAAAAGACCTGGGCCCCTATCATTGAGGAAAGTACTGGTATTACTGAAAAGTCTAAGTTATCTTGGATGTCAAAGTACTGTCACTACCACAACCTTAATGAAAGTGTATATAATACTGTACACTTAAACCCTAACATGAATGTTCAAGGTATGGGAGCAACTGCTTTTCCAAGCGATCCTACTACAATGAACAACTTCAACAACGGAATGACTAACGGTTCTGGAGACAGACCTTTTTCTTTGTTGCCACTTGCTATGCAGGTTGCTGCTCAGACTGTAGGTTTAGACTTAGTACCAGTTGTACCAATGCAAGGCCCTATGGGAGTATTAACTTACCTAGACTTTGTATACGGTGGAGGTAGAACTAGCGATGCTGGTGGAAAAGTAACTGACTCTGCTCCTTTGTTAATCAAAGTAGACGCTACATTAGCATCTGGTATTGTACTTGCTGTAGATACTAAATACTATGTTGGTACTGGTACTAACGCTGCTTACGAATTAACTTTTGTAGGTAAATCAAGAATCGATGGTTTCCCAATCTTCCGTGTAAGAGGTAGAGGTACAGATACTACTGCTGCTTTTGCACAAGGTCAAGAAGGTTATGAAGCAATTTATCAAGCTATCGTAGGTGGTCTAACTCCAACAGATTTATATTCTGATGATCCAGTAGCTACTTCAATCGGTACGTTTGCTGATGGTGCTGAATATGTTAAAGCTTTAGAAGATCATATTACTGGTTTCTCTGGTAATGCGTTTGAAGCTAATAACCCTGCTCCGTCTCCATTAACGGAATCAATTGCTGGTAACGATCCTTACCAAAGAGGTGAAGGTGAGTCTACTCCAGATAACATTATGGGACTAAGCTTATTCAATAAGTCTGTTGCTGCTAAAACTTTCCAAGTTGCTGCTGCCGTGACTAGAGAACAAGTTCAGGATTTAAAACAATTCGGAATCGACGCAGTTGCTCAAGTAGAAGCTGTATTGGTAAATGAATTAACTCAATCTATTAACAAATACATCTTGGATAGAATCTTCAGAAATGGAGCTACTAATGCAGGTAATGTAAGTGCTGTTGATGGATTAGTATTATCTGCTTCATTCGTGGCATCAGGTGCTGCTACAACTTCAATCTCTTTAGGAGCTGGAAATGGTAGTAACGCTAACATTGCTGTAACTGTTGCTGATACATTAGTTGGTGCAGGTGGTGAAACACAAGGATCATTACAACGTAGGTTGTATACTAAGATTCTTGCTGCTTCTAACCTAATCGCAACAAGAGGAAGAAGAGGACCTGCTAGCTTCGCAGTATGTTCTGGAGAAATTGCTACGGCACTTCAGGATGTTGCAGGATTCGTACCTTACCCACTATCAAATACAATCAACCAAGCTGGTGGATCTTTATATCCAATCGGTGCTTTGGCTGGTGTAACTATT